CACCACCGCATCGTAGAAGGCGGCCGTGGCTGGGACCATCCGAGAAGGCGTTTGCGGGAACTCAACCACAGGCAAGCCCATCTGCTGCCACGCCTCCATTGACCGCTGCCAGCGGAATGGGTCGCAGACAATCTCCTTGACGTTGAAGCTGCGGCAGAGTTCCAGCATCTTGGCTTCCACCTCTTCCACCGGCACGCGCCAGTTGAGTTCGGAGTCCAGCGGGCGCTCCCAATGCCCAAGCACGAAGAGCGCCTTGTCTGCCACACGGCAGGCGACGATCGCGGTCGAGTCATTGCTGAATGAGCCGTCAAACCCAAGCACCACCTCGTCTTCTTTGTTCAGGACGATCTGATCATCCTTGCAGGAATCCCACGTGCCAGTCGGCAAGAACGCCTGCGAACTGCTCACCCACTGATTCAGCCGCTTGGTGCGGAACTCTGATTCAGGCGTGCGCTTCTTCGCAGACTGCAGGTCGTCAATGCTGAGGATTGCGGGATCGCTGAGCAGCCCAGGGTTCGCCTCGCTCCAGCGAGTCTCGTCACTGTAGGCGTCGCTCGCGGCTTCCCACCACGCCATCCCAAGCGTGGGGTCGTCGTTCTCTCCAGCGATGCGGCGGCGGGCCAACTGGTAGAGCGTGTAGGCAATCGAGTCTGAGCCAGTCGAGTCAATGCGCTGACCAGCCGTGGTGATTGCCACAAAGAGCGGCGACTTCCTTGCGCCCATTGAAAGAGAGAGGACGTCAAAGAGTTCACGAGACGGCCACGCTGCCAACTCGTCGGCGATGACCAACGAGGCGCTCAAACCTTCCTTCGTAAATGCCTCCGAACTCAACGCTTTGTAGACCGTTCCAGTTCCCTTGAACTCCATTGCATCTCGGAACAGTTTGATCTGATCGCCTAGTTCGGGACTCATCTCAACCGCTCGGCGTGCGTGGCTCATCACGAGCTTCGCCTGATCGCGGTCGGCAGCAGCCGAGTAGATTTCACCACCCCGATCGCCATACAGTCCGAAAAAGAGTGGGAGGGTAGAGGCGAGTGCGGTCTTGCCGTTCTTACGAGCAATGCCTGTTAGGAAGAAGCGGTGCGTGAAGGTGCCGTCTTCGCGGCGAGCAAGCATCCGGCGCAAGAGGCGCCTCTGCCATACCCTGAACTGAAGCGGCTCACCTGAGGCGCCAGCGATTGAGTCTTTGGCGATGGGTACAAGGTCCTCGGCGAAGTCCGCAACAATGTCACCCAAACTACGGCTGAGGTCAGCCGAGGCGACAGGGGTTAGCCAGCGCGGTGGCCAGCCTTCTGTTGCATCCGATCGCGGTACTTGTCGATCTTGGACTGGCTCTCCACCATTGCGATCCCTAGCTTGGCTCGGTCGGCTGGAGTCAGTCCGAGGTGATTCATCCATTTCCTAATACTCTCCCCAGTGCTTGTCCTCATCCCTGCGGCGGGATGTGGGTAAGCATAGCCTTTGTCGGTGTAGAGGATCGGACCGTCTACGGAGAGCCGCGCCTCAAGCGTGGCTAGATGCTCAATATCTTTGACGAGCAGCGTGAGCGCGTCGCGGTCGGATACGGCGATCCACGCGCCTGCGTATTCCACGATGCGGTGCCACGCCTCGGTTGCGATCGGACCCAAACCGTCCGGCACGCCCAGTTCGGACGCACGCGGCAAACTATTTGTGAGCTGAACAACAACAGCACGAGACGGCTTCAGCGTCCCGCGCTTTGCTTTTATTTCATTTGGCGTGCGTGCTGGTCCTGACATAAATCCCCCCTAGCCTAACCTGACCCCGTGTGTAAGCCACTCGGCGCTGGATACCCAGCCCCTCGTGCAAGGCAGAATAAATATGCCCCCTCCCCTAGCGTCCCTTCTTGGATGCTCGGCGTTCTGCTCGGTTGGCTGGCTGCGGTGCGCGCTTCCGCGCAGTCATCATCTCGATCAACGGTTTCCAACTCGCATTGTAGAGAGCCGTCTGATCGTAGCGGTGCATCTCTGCAGCAATAGCCCCCCTATCCACCTTGCCTGCTTTTGTTTCTTCGTAGACTTCCTGCAGGGAGGTGATGATTGCGGCCACGTTTGGAATCGCAAAGAACGAACCCTGGAACTCATCCCATACGCGCTGCACTGGAACCTTCTTGCCGTGAACTGTTAGAAGTTCTGGCTGCGCACTGAAGTCGGAAACCACGGATAAAGTCCCGCACGCAGCAGCTTCGGCTACTGGTATCCCAAACCCTTCGCCCATACTCGTGAGCAGATGGCAGTCCGCTGCACTAAAGAGCGAGGCGATCGCATCCTGAGGGATGCCGTTGCGGAACTGGATTGGGTTGGGGTATCGCACACGCTGGCTGTCTACGCCGGTTGCCTGCATCAAGCGCGGGAGGTTCACCCCTTCGCTGAGTCCTTGTGGCTCAGTATGGATCATCCAGTAGACGTCAGGTCGGTCACGCATAAAGGTTGCCATTGCGTCTGCCATCTCACCGAACGCCTTGCGGATCGGGATGCGACCACGGTTCGCAGCATTGGTCACGACAAGGAAGCAATCCTCTGGCAATCCCATTGCGGCGCGTGCGCCCTTGCCTCTGTCATTGAACACTGCGGTGTCAATGCCGTGTGGGATGTAGGTGACTTCTTCTCTTGGCACGCCAGCCTTCAGTAGTTCTTGTTCACCGAACCGGCTCATTGCAATGGCGTGATGACCACCTTCTGCAAGGAAGCGTGCGACGAGTGGTGGTAGAGGTTGGTGATCTACTGGTGTCCAGCACGCAAGGTTTAACTCCTTGAACGCCTCGATGCCGGTAAGCGGCCAGAGATCAAACAGCACAACGCCGAAGCCTGGCTGATCGCCGATCCAGCTCTTGATGTTCTCTGGCGCTGCGTCTATTGAGTAGCGCATCAAGCCTTCAGGAAGGATGGGGTGACCGTGTGTGCAGTTCATCAAAGTCTGTGCGCCGTGGTTGGCAACGATGGCAGCCTCGTGTCCGTCTCTCACCATCTGGTGAACGACTTGTGCCGATTGCTGTCCGTAGCCCGAACTTACGTGGCAAGCGTTGGAATACCAAGCGATGCGGCTCATTGTCCTCTCCTCCTATTTGTGCTTGGTCAGGCGACCGTGGCACTGTCTACATAGTACCCGAAGGCGATGCTCAGGTGCAAGGAGCGGACCGCCTTTGCTGAGCGGATCAAGGTGGTCAACGGTCAGGTTTGTGGTCTTGCCGCACACCTCACACCACGGACGCTTGCTCCGTATCTGGCTGCTGAGCTTCTTCCACGCAGGGTCAAGGTATGGGTTTGGCTTCCCCTGCTGCCATCTGTAGGTCGCAGCGCGCTTGTGCATCGCGCATCTGTTGCCGTTCGGGGTCAGGATGCCGCAGTCAAGGCAAGGTCGTTGGAAGGTCACGCCTTCGGGAACTCAGGCAGAGGCAGCCCAGGCGCGATCACCTTCGCCAAGTGATCCACTACGCGCTCGGTTGCATCCTCGTAGAGCGGGTCATAGATAGCCCACGCGATCTTGCCGAATGCTTCCTCCATCGCCTCAACAGTCTGATCGAGTCTGGCTGTCACGACGTGCAGCATCTCGTGCGTCAGCACCTCGCGCTGGAGTTCTGGCGTCTGCTTCCAAAAGTCGTGGCTGACGCGCAGTTCGGCTGTCTCAGCCTGCGCGTGCGGGTTGATGTCTGCCCACGCCTCAACGTCTGAGGCATCACGAGCCACGGTGATCTTCCAGTAGGTGACGTTCATCGCAACCTGCAGCTCGGCGACGTAGCCTTCCAGCGCGTCGTACTTGTCTGGCATTGGTTGCTTGGCTGCCACGTGTCCTCCAGTCCTCAAGTTGGTCGCCTGCCGATGGGAGGACTCCACCGGCAGGCTTGAGCCGCGCAAGCGCGGCGTCCGCCTATCTTACGGCTTGCGCCACACGGTCACATAGGAGTCTTGAATCGGCTCAACGCCGAGGCTGCTCAGCCACGCCTTCACGAAGCGGTCTTTGCCGTTGCCGTTGATCTTGCAGTCATCCACAGCAATGAGGCAACCAGACGGCAGCCGAGGGTAGATGCTTGTCAGTTCGGCGAGGTGATGGGTTGGCGACTCAATGCCTGGGGTCACGTCGTAGGAATCCAGATACAGGAAGTCCAGCTTCTCAGGGTGCGGAATCATCCGCAGCCCCTGAACGGAGTCAATGCACTGCACGTCCACGAGCGGCGCCACCGTCTTGGCGTATGCCACGGCGCCTGGGTTGATGTCAAAGGCGATGGCACTCCCGCCAGTGCGCTCGATGATCCAGTTCCAGACCTGAGTGCTTTGCCCATCGCCGCTCCAGTTATCCGCCTGGCGAGCGCAGCCAGTCTCTGCAATGTGAACTGGACCCTGCTTGGCGAGCAGGTAGTAGGCGATCACCTTGAAGGCTGGCCAGCGGCGATCTTCGCCCACCTTGCTCCTGAACTCGCGCTCAAACTCTGCGAGGCTCATTCGTTGATCTTGTAGGAGTTGGTGCGGCACGTCACGCGGAAGACCAGCCCATTGACTTCGCGTGCAGACTCGTCCACTCCGCCGATCAACCCACAGGATTTACAAATTGCAACCCAGTCTTCAGTCATTGCCAACGTGTCAAAGTTGTGCGGATACTTGGCACGAGCCTCCTGCTCGTCCAGTGACTCCTCAAGCATTGCCGTCTGACCGATCGTCAGTTCATTCTGCTCCCACTCAATCGCGTGTCCTAGCCCATCTTCCG